AGTCTGTAGCACAATTAAAGGCCCAAAGAGAAATAGAAAAAGCTGGTGGGTTTTATTATATAGTTACTTCTGTAGAGGAAGTAGAGAAGATTATTAATCAAGCGAGATGATAAATAAAGTAACAGCATTAATAGTTAGTTTTTATAGGCCAGAGTATTTGGAGAAGTGTTTGAATACTCTACGTAAGACTTATCCCGATATTAAAATAATTGTCGGTGATAACGATTGTGAGAATGATACTAAAGAAAAGCTTTGTGATAAATACGATGCTCAGTATGTAAAGTTGCCGTTCGATTGCGGGATATGTGTCGGTAGGAATAAACTTATTGATTTAATTGATACTGAATATGTGTTAATTGGTGATGATGATTTTGCTTACGATAAGCGTTCTAAGATTGTTGAAATGGTTGAATTTTTAGAAAGTGATAAGGCTGATAATAGTGAGTATGCACTTGTTGGTGGTCGTATTATAGAAAAAGGTAAACTTAGAAACTATCAGGGCTTTATAGATTTTCAAGGTCAATCTGCTACATGGACTGCTTTACATTTGAGATCTATATGGCCAAACGGTTCTGATCCTATTAATGATATGAATAGTATAAGGGTTGCACAGTGTGATATTACATTTAATTTCTTTGTTGGCCGTGTAGATATTCTTAAAAGAATAAAGTGGGATATAAATATTAAGGTAGCGTATGAACATTCAGCTTTCTTTATTGATCTAAAACGTGCTGGTTATAAAGTTGCGTTTAGTCCTGATCCGATTGTTATACATAAGCCGGAGATTAAAATTAAAGATGCTAAGCAACATATAAAGTATAGTTATTTTAGAATGAGGCAGTCTGATAAGGATTATTTTTATCAGAAGTATGATCTGCTTTATATAATAGATATGGGTGGGCGTAAAGCATATAGAGATGAACAGAAGAAACAGCCGAAAGTAAATAAAGATAATAAAACTATACATGAGGTTGATTATTTAATTACAACGTTTAACCGGCCAGAGAAGTTAAGGAGATTATGTTTATCTATTGCTGAACATCAACCGAATGCAAATATTATAATCGCAGATCAAGCAAAGAACTTTGATATTGAGTATTATAAGAGTTTATGGCGTGAAATGTTTAGAGCTGGGATACAGTTTAAGCCTAGAGCATATAGCATGAGATATGATTGTGGACTTTCGGCTTCAAGAAATTATCTAGTTCAAAGGGCAACGGCTGAATTTGTATTAATATTAGAGGATGACTTTGTGTTTACTGAAAAAACTAAGATTGATATACTAAAGAAAGTGTTTAATCGTAGTGAAATTGGCATTGTAGGTGGTCAGGTTAGAGAGAATGATATACCGATTAGCTTTGAGTTTCATCTTGTTAAAGGTGGTAGAACATTAAGGCAAATATCTGATCGTAATTTGTGGGTTAGACAGGAGAAAGGTTTGAGATATAAGTTTACTGGCAGTGTTATGAATTTCTTTTTAGCTAGACGACAGTGTTTATTAGAAAATCAGTGGGATGATGAAATTAAAATAAACGGAGAGCATACTGATTTCTTTTATAGATTGAAAAAAACTGAGTGGGAGGTTAAGTTTACAGATAGCGTATCACTTATTCAAAGTAAATCAGGTAAAGATAAAGATACTGCCGAATATAAACTACTCAGAAATAGAGAGGAGTTTTACCAAATACTATTTAATAAGATTGGGATAAATGAATATGTTTATCTCAATGGACATACTGTTTCAATACGAAACGGTAAGGTATATAGATCTAAAAATTAATATATAAAAACATGTTAAAAATCGGAGACTTCACAAATGAAAATCTTACTAGCTTAACTGATCTAGCAGTTCAGATTGAGGCTGAGAAAGAAGTAATTAGCACAATGATACAAAGTGCTAAGGATGCTAATGGTCATAAACCTGTAAGCATAGAGGGTGATAAAACTCATCAAATGTTTAAGGAGAGTGATTTATGGATGAGATTAACTGGTTCACAAGGTATGGCAACAGCATCACAGGGTGCAATCGATACCTTAGAAAAGTTATATCCTGAGATATTTGAGAGATCAAGAGAAAAGGATAAATTATTTAATGAATACAATAAGCTGGTTCATGTTGTATTTGGGCTAAGCACTCAACCTACTAATTGGGGTGAGATAGCTTTATTCTCAAAGATGGTAGTTAGACGGGAGTTATTAAATTTAGGAGTAGTAGAGCTAAACGATATTGCAAGAGTAGATAATCAGTTAAATAATAGATTAGAAACAAAAAAAGAAGATGGAGGAGAAGAAGAAAAATAGAATACCAGATGAGGATATAGGATTTGGACCGTTGTATTTAGCATTGATGACTATCTTTGTTATGTTCGTTGCCATTATAGTAATGGGCGGAAGTATGGCGGTCGTTTTATTTTTAGTATTTAATATTTACTAGTATGTGCGACAAATGTACAACAACAATAAAACCATGTCAGGCACTTACTTTAGCTGTATGAATTATCCTGATAAATATGAAGTTATGCAATATACAGGACTCACTGACAAAAATGGAGTAGAGATTTATGAAGGAGATATAATCAAATGCCCAGTTACAGAGGATAGCGAAGGATATTTAATAATTGAAGCTGGGAGCAATAGTTATGTCATTAGACTTATTTCAATACCAGATGTTTTTCAAGAGGGATTACCCGACGATTGCCTAATAATAGGTAATATATATGAAGATAAAGATTTATTAAATTAAGTATATGATAGTTATATTTGGATTAGAGAATTATTTAGAATTTATAAATCTGTACGGTAATAATTACGATAAGTATAAACCGTATAAAGTATTTTTATTACCAATTTATATTATTAACAAACAAATACATGTATACAAGTCAAAAATTTAGTAAATTATTAGCAGAGAATGGCTGTAAGTTGGAGAATGGAATGGAGTTAGTAAATCATTATAAAGACAGCAAGTTTATTTGGGAACTCATGTCTACCGATAAAGATGATGTTATAAATAAAAAATACCCAGCCTACGACATACTAAACGATATTTGCGTTAAATATGCGAAAGAGATGTTTGGGGGAGATTGTATGTTATGGAGAGCTGACAAAGTAGAGATGTTCCATACAATTTTATTACTACTCCAACAAAATAAAATACAAGAAGCAGAAGATTATATATGGGATAATTGTAAATTTAATCCTAAGAATAAATAACTATATGGAACAACTAAATTGGACAACTGAAAAGCGTAAGGTAAATGACTTGATACCTTATGAACAAAATCCTCGTCAGATGACAGAGGTACAAGTTAAACATCTAACTGCCAGTCTAAAGAAGTTCGGACTTGTTGAAATACCGGCAATAGATATTGATAATAAGATCATAGCAGGACACCAAAGGCTAAAGATAATGCAAGTGTTAGATCGGGGTGAGGAATTAATCGATGTTAGAGTACCAAATAGAAAGCTAACAAAGGAAGAATTTGATGAGTATAATATCCGTAGTAATAAGAATACCGGTGAGTGGGATTGGGATATATTATCTGTATTTGATATTGATATGTTAAAGGATGTCGGTTTTGACGAAGATGAATTAATGGTTAATCTTGGTTTAAGTAGTGCTGATGATGTTGAGGTTGATGATGATAGGATGGTTGTGCTAGAGGTTTTACCGCCTGAGGCTCCGAATTTAAGAGAGAAAGCTGCAATACATTTTAAGGATATTGATAGTTATAGGAAAGTAAAAATTGCCATTGAAAGCGGGAAGATAACACAAGATAGTTTAATTGCAATGTTATGAAACTAAAATACTTTACATTGTTTACAGGTATTGGCGGTTTAGACATGGGTTTGGAAAAGCGGGGATATGATTGTGTTGGCTTTTCGGAGATTAAAGAAAGTTCAGTGAGGATCTATAACAGGCATTACCCAAAGCATAAGAATTTCGGTGATATAACTAAAATAGATATTAAGAAGATGCCAGACTTTGATATTTTAACTGGTGGGTTTCCTTGTCAATCATTTAACTTAGCTGGATTAAGAAAGGGTTTTGCGGATACAAAAGGTAAGAAAGGTCAGATGATATTTTATATATACAATATACTGATGGAGAAAAAACCGAAGTACGTAGTGTTAGAGAATGTAAAGGGGTTATTATTACATAATAATGGCAAGACATATCAGAGTGTTTTTAAGTTATTGATGCATGCGGGGTATAATGTACGTGTAGTATTACTTAATTCGGCAAACTATGGATCTGCGCAAGGTAGAGAGAGAATTATATTTTTAGGTAGTAGGAAAGAATTTGATAAGTTTCAGCCGGAGAAAACGGATGATACTAAAAGGTTTAGAGATTTCAGAGATACTATAACCGAAAAGAAGATATTACCGGATGATCTAAGAGAGAAGTTTTTATCGGGAGATAGGAAAGGAGTGTTTATAGGAGGTTATGATAGGGTGAATACTTTAACAACTGGTATATCATCGAGTGGTAGGGCATCGGTAGTAATACAAGAGAGTGAAGATAAATTTAGATATTTAACTATATTAGAGGCAGAGAGATTGCAAGGGTTTCCTGATGATTGGACAAAGGGTGAGAGTATGACGGACAGGTGGTTTGCAATAGGAAATGCAGTGAATTGTAAAGTGAGTGATTATATATTCAATAAGTATCTTGTTGATTTATGGTGGTAGTTATGACACAGAACTAAAAATGGTGTCAATATAAATGAACTAATTAAACATATTTTTATGGCTGGCACATCCGAGGAGATAAAATATTTACCGTTGAGTATAACGAAAGAGTCAAAAAATAAGGTGGCTTATGTTCAAGCACGAATACAAGCTCAGAAACAAACATATATTGAGGGATGTGAAAAGTTAGGCACTATGACGGGAGCAATGTTATTTGCTGGGATTAAAAGTAGGTCAACTATTAGTCTATGGCGAAATTCAGATAATGATTTTCTAGCTAGAGAGTTTAAGGCATTGAGAAATAAAACAGAAACAGTAATCGATGTAGCTGAGAGTAAATTATTTGTGGCCATTGGATATGGCGCACCGTGGGCTGTTAAGTATGCACTTGACAGGTTATCTAAGAAATATAAGCCAAAGGCGGAGATTGATACTAATGAAAAGCCACCGCCAAAGGCAATAGAGGTAATTGTAATAAATGATAGAGAACAACTTAAAGATATTAGTGACTCCGGTATACCTAAAGAACCATCAGCTTAAACAGAGGATTATTGTTAATCAAGGTGGTTCTAGGAGTTCTAAAACATATAGTATAGCGCAGTTATTTATAATGAAATCATTTGAGGTAACTGGCAAAACCTTTACAATTTGTCGTAAGACTCTACCAGCATTGAAAGCGACTGCGATGAGGGATTTCTTTGAGATACTTAATGACATGAGTCTGCATGTTGAAAAGGACCATAATAAGACTGAAAGTTTATATAAGTTAAACGGTAATCTATTCGAGTTCCTTGCAGTAGATGAACAGCAAAAGGTACGTGGTCGTAAGCGTGATTACTTATGGATGAATGAGGCAAATGAGTTTAAGCATGAAGATTTTAAGCAGTTGTCAATGAGAACAACTACTCAGATATTCTTAGACTATAATCCATCAGATGAGTTTCATTGGATCTATGACAAGGTATTAACTAGAAAAGATTGCGTATTTATTAAATCAACATACTTAGATAATCCATTTCTTGAATTAGAGTTAGTTAAGGAAATTGAGTCGTATAAGTTATTAGATCCAAACTACTGGAAGATATACGGACTAGGTGAACGTGGAATGAATGAGGCTGGCATATACAGTCATTTTACTTTAATTGATGATATGCCTGAGAATTTGGATGAGGAGATATACGGATTAGATTTTGGCTTTAATAATGCTAGTTCACTTGAAAGGATAGGGTTACGTGATCAGAATGTATTTACTGAGAATATTATATATAAAAAACATCTTACGAATAGTGATCTAATCGATGAGATGGATAAGATGGGGGTATCAAAGGAAAAATTGATCTATGCTGATGCGGCTGAACCTCAGAGAATACAAGAGATTAAAGAGGCTGGTTATTGGATTGTACCGGCAGACAAATCACAGGGCAGTGTTAAGAAAGGTATCGATACAATGAAGTCTAGGGCATGGAGTATTGTAAAGACATCATTGAAAACTATTAAAGAAGCACAGTCCTATAAGTGGAAAGTTAAGGATGAGAAAATATTGGATGAACCTGTTAAGGTTAATGATCATAGTATGGATGCTATTAGATATGCAGTTCATACGCATTCTATCAAATCGTTTATCGGTGTACTATAAAACAAATGACAAAAAGAAAAGGAAGTAAAACCAAAGATAATAACATGAGGTGGCTTAGTAAATATTGTCTAAAGTTTTCTGGCTATGGCCATAGAAAGCATAGGACTAGAAAGAGACCGTTGGTTGATCGTAATACTCGTAAAGATATATTAATTAAAATCGAAGATAAAGAAATTAAAAAACAAATCCATGCTGAGAAAAATAAATGATATTAAACAGGTGATGCCTGAAACAAAAGAAGAAATCAAATGGTTTAGTTTGATTAGGACACTCGTCGAAGATACGGGTTATGGCAAGGTTGAATTAGAACTAACTGTTAAAGGTGGCAAGTTAGTTAGTATTAATAATATTAAACAACATAGTAGATTTAATTTGAATTAGCATGCATCCAATACCAACCGAAGTAAAAGAGCGAGTTAAGTTAGATCCATTTATGGGCGCTTGTATTTATGTAGTTATTGGTCGTGGCCATGAATGTACTAAAAAGAATATACCACCAAGTCAGAAAGTGGTTGAATGGGAGCATGTGTTTAAGTATGCAGGTAAACAAATACAAGAACATTGGAATTTAATACCAGTTTGCACTTATCATCATAGAGAGGAGGGCCTTGATAAAAGATTTAATGAATACATAGCTTTGAGGCGAGCGAATGTTAGTGATCTATTATTACGATACCCTAGAACTAATTGGGTACAGGAATTCAAATATCTATCGGGCAAATATAAACATCTTAATATAAATATTAAACCACTAACCTATAAACTAATGTCAGAATTTAATAAGTTAAAACAACTAGGCAGGGATAAGGTTCGCAAGTTACGCAGTAAAGCTAATCAGAAAACAAGTGAGGCTAAAAGATTGAATGATGAGGCCGACCAACTAGAGACAGAGTTGGAAGAAAAATAGAGTATGCCAAAGCCAACTAAAGAACAAGTAGAAATAATTGATAGGGTAATAAAACTTGCCGATGATTGTATTAGTAAGGAAAGTGTTTATGGTTGGGGAGAGTGTGATGTTATATTTCCTGAAAGTTTATTTGAAGAATTAGAGGAATTGAAAAATCGTGAGGATTATTAGTAGTCCTTGACGTGTTGATAAACTATTGTATACTAAAATTGCAATTAATTAGGTGATAAAAAGTAGAGTGGTTATCGTATTAGTTACCATGGCCACTCCGCCTAATTATATATATTATTCTTGACTTGTTGATACTTGTGGACTATAATTTAGATATTAGTGAACCTTGCTTAACAGCATAGAATTAACGACATTCGTTGTTTGAGGAACAAACGGCACAACTTTAACTAGTTTTTCGCCGTTTTTTTATTTATATAACACAATGAAAAATACAATTTTAAGTACTATATCATTAGGATTTGATAAAGCAATAAGTTTTATGCAAAGAAAGAGTGCAACAGTTCTATTCGATTTGCAACAGTCAATAGGTATGAAAAATGGGCTTGTAGGTTCTTTTTTAACAGCATACGGAAGAAGTTTGTATACCAATAAAGCAGTAGGCCTTAGGGCTGAAAAGGTTGGAGAGGTTAAATTTAGATTATTTGACAAGAAAAAAGAGGAATTTATTGATAGTGAGATAGTAGATGTTTTGAATAATCCAAGTAAAACACTATCAGCGTTTGAATTTTGGTCATTGTTCCAAAAATATAAAGATATTTACGGTGAGGCATATTTTAAGATAGAGAGTTTGAGTGGCATTTTTACTGGCCGTGAGATAGTTACTGAATTGGTATTGCTTAATCCATCACAAATGACAACAGTTCTGAATAAAGATGGAGATGAGATTATTGGATATAAATATAGATTACCCAGTGGTGGCGAGATACCGTTAAAAGTAGAAGAAGTATTTAGGAATTGGTATCAAAATCCTAAAAATCAGTTATTACCGGAAAGTCTATTAGATTCTGGCTTGAAGAATATATCTACAAGTGTTCAGTTAGATGAATACCAATCTAGTGTAATTGCTAATGGTGGTAGAGTGGGAGACGTTATTTCTTTCAAGACTGAACGCATGACATTGAAACAGTTACAAGAAATGCAGGACCATTATGATGATAGAGTTTCAACTGCAAAGAAAGCCGGTAAGCCGATATTTTTAGGTGGCGATGTTTCATATCATAAGACAGCTTTAACACCGGAAGAATTATCATTTATCAATAGTAAGAAAATGACACTTACTGATATTTGTATAATGACTAGAGTACCAAAACCATTACTAGCAAATATTGATGATGTTAAGTATGATAATGCAGAGGCATCACAAACTATATTTCTAAGTCAGACCATTAGACCTTTACTTGTTCAGCTTAATAGTAAGTTGGATATGCGATTGTTTCCTGAGAAGAATTTAGAGTTGAGGTTTATTGATCCAACACCAAAGAATAAAGAAGAAATTAGAGCTAATATTAAAGCAGCGGCAGAAGTCGGAGCTATATCAATAAACGAAAAGAGAGACCTACTTGAACTAGATGCACTACCTGATGATGTAGGCAATATTATATTAATACCTTTCAATATGATTGATCTAAACAGATTGACTGATAAGCCGGAAGAAGTAAAGAAATCTATTGTTAAAAAGTCATATACACATCCACTGCAAGATCCTTTCAATCGTAAGATATATGGTGAGTACAAAGTATTGCGAGAGGATACTATGATAGCTAAGTTTCAAAAAGAATTAAATATATATTTTGGTAATCAAGAAAAAAGATTACTTGATAGTATCGTAATAGATAAGTCAGTTATCACAAAAGATATTATAGATGAAGCATTTAATGTTACATCTGAAATAAAATTAGCTGTTACTAGATTTTTACCACTTATCACAGAGTTCTATAAAGAGTCTGGTCAAGAGAGCTTAAACTTCTTAGGTATTGATCATGTATTTTCTACAACACCGGATGCAAATAGTTGGTTAGATAAAAAGGTTAATGTATTTGCAGATGAAATAAATGAAACTACATTTAAGGAATTAAAGTCAACATTACAAGAGTCACTAGATGCTGGTGAGGGTAGACAGGAATTAGTTAAGAGGATTGAGGGAACATACGGCAATATATCAAAGGCAAGAGCAAATACGATAGCTAGGACTGAGGTACAGGGTGTAACTCAAAATGGAACGTTCAATGCCTATAAGCAGGCAAATCTGCCAATTAAGATATGGGTAACAGTAGGTGATGGCCATGTTAGACAAAGTCATGCTATACAAGATGGTGAAGAAATACCAATAGATCATTTCTTTGCTAATGGCTTGTTATATCCTGGTGATCCTAATGGAGTGGCCGAAGAAGTAATAAATTGTAGGTGCAAAATATAAATAATACTTAAATATTAGTATCAATATGAAAAATAAGAAGAAGAACAGTTTAATAGGAAAGAAATTAGTTGAACAAATTAATTTCAAAGCAATAAGCATCAAAGAAAAAGATGCAACAGTAGAGGGAGTATTTTCAACAGCCAATGTAGATAGGCATGGGGATATTGTTAAACAGAAGTTTGATCTAAAGGCATTTAAGGATAATCCTGTTGTCTTAAATAGTCATCAGCATGGTGATGTTACTAAGATAATTGGTAAGGTTATTAAAATATCTGTTAAGGACGGTGTATTGCAAGGTAAAATTAAATTTGCTGTTGATGAGAACCCGGAGGCAAAGATTGCATTCGATCTAATTATTGGTGGATTTCTCAATGCATTTTCAATAGGATTTATGGTTCTTGAATTTGATGAAAAAACTGGCAATATAGTAAAGAGTGAATTACTTGAACTTAGTCTTGTCTCTGTACCAGCTAACAAAGAAACACTAATTAAGACTCTTGAAGATGCTGGTGAAAAAGATATTGATGTTGATAAATTAAATAACATATATGACAAAGATACAAAAAAAGACACAAACAATAGATCTGAAGATGAGGATGATACTGGTGATAAAGAAGTGCCAGAGAAAACTGAAACCGGAGGCGACGATAGTGAAGATGAAGAAGAAGAAAGTGAAGAAGAAAGTGAAGATGAAAAATCTAAAAGAATACAAGACGCTATCAATAAAAAAGAGTTCGAGCGTTGGGATGAAACCAACGAGTTTATAAGATATAAGATGAGAGACATGGCAGAATTTGAACAAGATAGTCTTTCAAGAGTAACGATTAAAAACACTATGCCTAAGATCGAGGCAACTGTTGGTGTAGCTCTAGGTGATGAGGATGCTAAGAAACATATTCAAATGTTATTCTTTGCTAAAGAAGATGGTTGGAATATTGATGATACAAAGAAATGGTTAAGTAGAGCTCAACTTGCAGCATTTAATAAACCTGTAAAAGATGATAAGCCTGCGCCTGCATTAGAGGATGATGGATCTATACCACTAGAAGATGGTAAGAGTGCAGATGATATTTCTATTGAGGCTATACGAGGTATAAAAGCTGATAAGAGTGAGTTATTAAATAATGGATTAATTAAAATATCTAAAGCAGTCCATGCTATAAAGGAAGCTACGGTCGATGAGTTAAACGTATGCAATCCCAAATCCAAAACGCTGCTTAATAAAGCCGTGAAAGGCCTCTTAGATATTAAGAAAGATATTAAATAAGATGAAAACATTTTTAGAAAAATTGCAAGCTGCAATCGGTGCTGGTTTTCTAGTCAAAGCAGAGCAAGAGGCTCTAGCTAAAGAGTACACTGAACTAGAGAATGACGAAGCAAGAAAGTCTGTTGACGTAGACTATAATAAGGTTAAAGAACTACCTGAGACTATCGAATCAAAAGAAGTCGCAGAAGTTAAAGACTACATCGCTAAAGAAATAGCTGGTGGAGTTTCAAAAGCTGTTGAAGCTATTGAAAAGGGATTCACTGAGAACTTAGAAAAATCAGTTAACGCTATCATTGAAAAAACAAAGAAAGACGGAATGCTATTGAATGATAATGGTAAAGCTAGACGTGATTATCTATCTAAGACTTTGAATGAATATATGTGTTCAATAGGTGATGATGCTAAGATGAAAGATTTATCTACTGATGCAACAGGTACACCGTTTGGTGGCTATGTCGTTGACAGTGAGTTAAATGCTGAAATCAATGCTTTGATCACTGAGTACGGTGTTGCAAGACGTGAGTTTTCAACAATACAGCTATCTAAGAATAGCTACAAGACAAATGAGCTTGTAACCGACGTTGTAGTTTACTGGCCTGATGAGGGCGCTGCAATTTCATCTAGTCAAACTGTTCTAGGACAGAATGAGCTAGAATTAAAGAAGTTAGCAACTATTGTCTCCATGACAAATGAGCTTATCGATGACCAAGAAATTGACTTGTTCGGTTTCATCGGCCAAAGAGTAGCGCAAGCATTTGCTCGTGAAGAAGATGAAGCTTTCTTTGATGGTGATGGTACGGCTACACATGGTAGTTTCACTGGTTTACTAAGAAGTGAAAACGTAAATACAGTCACAATGGCTGGTACAACATTCATAAGTATGGATGCAGATGATTTGATTGACATGCAAGACGAAACACCTCAGGGTGCGTTAGCTAATGCGAAGTACTACATGCATAGAAGTATCATGACTATTGTCCGAAAGTTAAAGGATGATAATGGTGTTTACATCTATCAGCCAATAAGTGCTGCTGGACCTGCGACCATTTGGGGTTATCCAGTTGTATTAGTAGAGGCAATGCCTGCAATCGGAGCTACGGCTGTTGATACCACATTTGTTATCTTTGCTGATTTGAAGAAAGGTGTATTATTCGGCTTTAAGGGCGCGATTACAGTTAATAGATTCGATGCTGGTACAGTCCTTGCGACTGGTGGCGGAGATCTTAACTTGATCACTACTGATAGACAAGCTATTAGATGGACTGAACGTGTTGGTTTCATGCAATTAATTACTACACTTGACATCCCTGTAACAGTTCTTGCAACTGCTGCAGCATCAGTATAAGTAAAAGCGTAAGATAAACCTGTTAAGGTTTTATATAGTGAGGGGTATCTGAATTCTGATACTCCTCGCCTATAAGTTCTAAATATGGCAATCAAAAAATTTGTTTACAAAAACATAAAGACAGGTAAGATCGTAAAAAGCGTTAGGCATATTACCGATGCTCCGTTATTACGTTTGATAGGTTATAAGGATTCGGTTACTGTAAAACGAAATACGATGATGAACTCTAATTTAATAATTACAAAATAATGTCAGTACCAAAATATACATCAGAGGCTAAATTAGAAAACTATCTTGACAAGACTATTGTTACAGGTGCGGCTGATGATGCAATGTTATCAGCAGAAAAGTATATTGATGAATATACAGGCCGTAACTTCTTAGCAGACAGTGTAGCTACTGAACGTACGTATTGTGGTAAAGGAAATGCTGAACTTATTATTGATGATTGTGTTGAAGTAACTGCATTAGAAATAGGTACTAACTTCTGGGGAGATGCTTTTGTAACTATTACTCCGTTTGTTCAAGGAGTTAATGCAATAGGCTATATTACAATGCCGGTTAATGCCGTAGCTGAAAAAGTACCTATTAGAAAGTTAATATCAAGAAATAGGAATTTTATACTAGGGCTTAATAATATAAAAGTAACAGCTAAATGGGGTTGGAGTGCCGTAGTGATAGCAGATATTGTATATGCTGCTACAGTTATATCAGCCGGGTTCTATCAGTATGGCCGTAGTGGATCTGTTGGTGGTGTGAAGTCTGAAAATATTGGTGAGTATTCAGTTAGTTATAAGAATGAAGATGGTTGGAGTGATCTTGATAAGGCACAGAAAATATTAGATCGTTATAAGAAAGTATTATTTTAATATGGGTATTCAAGAATATTTTAATGTAGCATTCACTATCAGCCGACAGGTTTGGTCAAATGAAAGCTCATCTGAACAAGTAGAGACATCATTCAATGGACATCTACAGCAAGCAACGGCAGAACTGGTAGAAGATTTAGGATTGTCATTTACAAAATCGTTTAGTTTGTGGTGTGATAAAGATACCAATATTGTCAAAGGTGATAAGATAACAGATAGTGATAGTAATACATATCTTGTAAGGGCAGTAATGAGTAGAAATTATAATTTAAGTAGAATGAATGAGCATTTACAGGTAATAGTTGAAAAAAATGTAGTATCATAATATGGCTATAAGAAAAATAGGAATGAAACTATTAGGCATCGATGGTTTAAGGAAAGCTATTAAGCGTAATCCTATATTTGTAACGTTGGAGGCTAAGAAGTTTATTGTAAGAGGTATAGCTGAGTATAATAAAGGTATTATCCGAAAACCTTGGCAAGTTGGTGGAGCTGGCGGTGGAGCGCCGGTAGCAGCAATACAGGGTGGTAATTTGAGAGACACACATGGAAAACGTATCACATCAACAAAAGGTGTAATATTTCCAACAGCCAATTATGCAGAATATGTGCATCGTGGTACTAGTACAATGAAAAAGAGACCATGGCTAGATTTCGTTAAAAAAACTAAAGATCCTATTATTATAAAACTTGCAGAGAAGATGCTTCAAAATATAACAAATGAATTAGCAAAATAATATGTCAGTAACATCAATATATCCAATATTAATAGCAGCAATTCAGGCAAGTTTAGATGCTGTAGACAATATCAAAGAAGTGTTTGCATACCCGGCTACTGATATAACTAAGTATCCGGCAGTAATATTTTTTCCAGCAGGTATAGAAAATACATTTGATAGCGTACAAGAGAATTTTAAGATATATACATTTAAGATATACGTAATAGTAAATGCAGGGCAAAAGCCTTTAAGTGAAATATTTGCGACTGTAATGCCTGATACTATGGATGCTGTACTAGCTCAATTAGATGCAGATTGGAGCACAGGGGTCATTGACGGGCATACAGCTTGGTCAGAGATGGATATTGGGGCTTGGTCTGTAAGTGAAGAAGATGCAGGCTTAGAGGTAACAGCAGAATTAGAATTAAAAGTTAAAATATTAACCAACAATTAAAGAAAACTATATGACAGAAATTATAGGAAGAAATTTAGAGGTTGGTGTATCCGTTGAGAATGTAAGGGGTACATCACCAGCTGCCGCTGAAAAGTGGGCAAAAAACATAACTGCCAATATCACGCCAAAGGCAGAACATGTTAGTGATGAAAGTAGCCATAATGATTTGGCAGCTTCAGATGGTAGGCGTGTAACTAAAAAATGGCAAGAGGGTGATATTGAAATGAATATGCATGCTGATGTGATTGGTTACTTCTTGTATAATATCTACGGAGCAATCGTTAGTTCGCTTGTGAGTGGATCTGTTTACAGTCATGTACTTACGCTAGCACAAAATATTATTCACCCGGCATTATCAATGTATCTTAAAGATGGTGATGTTGATCAAAATGTCATAAATACTGTTATGGTGAATACACTTACACTTGATGTAAGTATGGATGGTTATATAAAAACAACTATCAATGTTGTTGGTAAAGGTTCAGCAGCTAATTCAGATACGCCTAGTTATGATACTGAGTATGATTTCATTGGTAGAGATGTGAATGTGAAGATTGCTGCTACTGAGGGTGCACTTCCTGCTGCAGAAGCTATTAAGGTTAAAGAAATGTCAATGACTTTTGATACTGGTATTATAAGAGATCATGTAGTTGGTCAATATGAACCTGATGATAATTATAATGCTATGTTAAAGATTACTGGATCTATGACATTGAACTTTGCTGATACAGTTTTGAGAGATTTATTTTTAGATGATACTGCAAAGTATATGGAGATAGCAATTGAGGGTGCTGCAGATATAGGTGGTGCTAATAATCCATCATTAACTATCTTACTTAATAAAGTAATGATATTAGGTTGGGATAGGTCTGGTGCTAATGATGAGCTTGTTATTGAAGATATTGAGTTCGAGGCATTTTACAATAAGACTGATGATCAACAAAGTGAATTGACTTTACAGAATTTAACTGCGGAGTACGATGATGCTCCATCAGCTTAAACATATAATCCCCCATCCTCTTGGGTGGGGGAATTACTAAATAAAATAACCGTAAAAAAATGGAACGTCCAACACAAGAGCTACAACTAGCTCAAACAAAACAAAAGGTAATTGTAGTATCGTATTTGACCAGACGTGATATTCTGGCAATTACTGCTGCAGATGAAAAAGCAAGAGATCGTTTAACACACGATTTATTAATTATTTCAGTAGGAGCTGAAAAAGATAAAGCTAAGATCTATGAACTTGTTTTAGATTTGCCATTAGTAGATTATAAAGTAGTTGATAATTACTTAATGGGATTGTTACCAGACGACGCAGAAAAAAAAGGATAAGCGATCTGTATTATAAAGCATTTCTCGGTAAGAAAATATTACTAACTGAGGAGATGCAGGTCGTTGAAATATGCAAGACAATGACGTGGACATATCAACAGTATTTAGAACAACCTCAGTGGTTTATTGATATAATCTTACTGAGAACTGATAGCTTAGAAGCATCTAATAAGATTAAAAAAACTTAAATATGGCAGTCGCTAGTAGAGCACTACAATTAGTATTAACTTTTCAAGATAAAGCTAGTAAAGAATTATCTCGTTTTGGTGCTAAAGTGGTTGACAATGAAAAGAAGATAAAGAAGTTTGGTAAAGGCATGTCAGTGGTAAGCGCAGGCATGGGTTTTTTAATTAAACAGGCTGTTGATCAGGCTGATGCTTTTGAACAAAGTAATATAGCATTTACTACAATGCTTGGTAGTGCTGAACGTGCTAAAAGATTATTAGAGGATATTGCTCAGTTTGCGGCAGCTACTCCATTTCAATTAGACGAAGTTGAGAAAGGCGCTAAGGCTTTGCTAGCATTTGGTATAGCAGAGGAAAAGATATTACCTACGTTGAAGTCGTTAGGTGATGTATCTGCTGGTCTAAATGTACCTATGGAACGATTAATATTAAACTTTGGACAGGTTGCAACACAAACTAAATTAACTGGTAGAGAGATGAGAGATTTCGCTATTGCCGGTGTGCCGTTGCTTGATGAACTTGCTAAAGGTTTAGGAGTAACCGTACAAGAGGTATCTAGTTTTGTCAGTGCGGGCAAGATAGGATTTGACTTAGTAGAACAGGCATTTATTAATATGACTAAAGAGGGTGGTAGATTTAATAACTTGATGGATAAGCAGAGTAAAACATTCTCAGGTATGGTCAGTAATTTCAAAGATCAAATAAGTATATTTTTAAGAAAGGCTGGTGCTCCGTTACTTGTTGTTGGTAAAGATATATTACAAAGTTTTATTAATATATTAGAAGTAGTTTCTAATTGGACAAAAAAAAACCATAAACTTGTAGCTACAATAGCAAAGACAGCGCTTGCTTTGAACGCTGTTATGTTAGTATTAGGACCATTGCTAATAGCATTGCCCGGATTGGTTATAGGTATTAAGGCCGTTGCGGCCACTTTGACTTTCTTAGTCGCTAATCCTATTGGAGCTGCTATAACAGCTATCTCAGTATTAGTTATAGGTATTACGATGTTAATTCGTAAAATGAACTCAACTAAAAGTGCAAGTCAACAAATATCTTCATCTATAGATGATGTCGCTTCATCTGGTGATTTAAGTGCACTTGCTATGGATGATGCAACTGCTGCGATAGCTTCATTTGGCGATATTGGATTAGGAGTTATGGATAGTGTCGGAGATAAGGCTGGCGAAACTGCTGATAAACTTAAAGATATTGCAGAAACTATTAAGGATCTTAATAACGATATTTTAGATACAGAAGCAGAGCGTAATAGAAAGTTTATTAGTTTTAGAAAAGATGAGGCGAAAGCAGTATTTGATCAACAAAATAAGATTAAAGATCTAACAAAAAATTTAACTGAAAAAGAGAGTGAACTATTTAAGGAGCGTAATGTAAAAATAACGCAAGATAACTTAAAGACGCATAATGAAAAAATAGATCAATTCAGAACTGAAATAGATGAATTAAAAACAACTATAGAAAAAGAAAAAAGCGCTTTAAGTGATAGAAGATTTTTAGAGGAGTCACATTTGATAGAGATAGGACAACTTAGAACTAGAGCGTCAAGGACTGATTTTGAGAATATTTTAGCTGATATTCAAGAAAAGAAATTATTATTTATTAAAGAGTCTCAGGATAAGCAATTACTTATAGAAAGAGAGTTGTTTCTTGAAAAGAAGAAACGTGATGAGCTTATTAAAAATCAGGTTGCAGTAACCGATAGTTTGGTGAAACAGCTAAATACTAGAGATGATGCTTTCAGTCTAAGTATTGATAATCAGATTGAAGATATGAATAGATTGACAGTAAAAGTTAATGAGTTGAATACAAGTTTAAGCGGTAGAAATATTAATGTGATAAGTGCCAATCAGCCGATAATGAGGACCATTGGCAATGACGTAATAAAATTACCAGCAGTCACAGTAAATGTTACTGGTAATTCAGTTAGAGATGATAGAGATATTGATGTTGTTACTCAAAGAGTTAGTGATGGCATTATGAGTGTTTTAGGACTTAATACAAAAATAACAGTGAGGTAATATGGCTATATCAATAAAAATAAATAATGTTGAGAAAAGTCAAGAGGTTGTTAGGGAGAGTTTAACGATCACGCAACAACTAACCAATCTCATTGATACGGCCAAATTTAGTATAAGATCATACGGAAGTAAAACTACCGTACCTGCGTTTAATGATGATATAGAAATTAAAGATGTGGATGGTAATGATGTATTTGGCGGTAAGGTATTAAAAGTTATAGAAGTTGTAGAGAGTGGTGCTGGTGGTGTGAGATATAATATTGAGTGTGTAGATCATCAGTGGGAGATGGATAAAATATTAGTTGCTCGTACATATACAAATGAAACAGTAGAAGATATTATTGATGATGTGATAACTAGCTTTGCGCCCGGATTTACAACTGTTAATGTTACGTCAGGATTTACAATAGATAAGATAGTATTCAATCAAGTACCGGTTAGTGTAGTACTTAAGAGATTATCTATTATTCTAAATTATGATTGGTATGTGGACTTTGATAAAGATGTTCACTTTTTTCCTAAGAGTGCTGAGAGTTCACCTTATAATTTAACAGATGATAGTGGTAATTATATTTATAAGAGTTTGAAACTCATGTCAGATGGTAGTCAGTTGGTAAATCTTGTGAAAGTTCGAGGTGGTTTGGTTAATGGTAGTGTATTTACAGATAGTATTACAGTTAGTGGTAACGATAGTAAGACATTTAAGTTGGCGTATAAATTTAACAATTTCACAGTTGAATTAAATGGTGCGCCTCAAACAGTTGGTATAGATAATATAGATGACTTTTCTAGCTCTGATGTTCTATATAATTATCAGGATGATAGTATAAGATTTGAGAATAATTTATCTGATGCTGATGTAATAAAGTATTCGGGTAATAAGAAAGTTCCAGTATTACAGGCCGCACAAGATGGTGATAGCGTTAATGAATTTGGTGTTATAGAAAAATTGATTAGAGATGAGACCATTGAGGATTTAGATGTTGCTAGGAAACGTGCAGCGGCAGAATTATTAATATATGCAGAGGAAGTAGTAGACGCAGAATTTCGTACACTTGATATAGGTTTAAGAGCAGGTCAGACAATAAATATTGACAGTACATTGCATAATATAAATAAAGACTTGATAATCAAAACACTTACAATGGTTATGCATGATCAAGAGAACTTTAAGTATACAGTCTCATTGGTTAGCACTAAGCGATTTGATTTAATATCTTTATTGCAAAAGATTATCGAACCTAAGGCACAGCAATCAGATGAGGCAGAGGCAGCAGAATCAATATTCTTAGATGTTCAGGAAGTTAATATTGCAGAGGTCATAACTAATGTTGCGCCTAAGACAGATGATCAAGCCGTAACAATAACACCAGATGAACAGAACGATCCTTTAGGAGTTGGTGTAGAACCTATATGGGTGTTAGGAAATTATACGCCATCTAGTCTTTCAGATCCAAAAAGGGCAGGTATGTTAGGAAGATCAATGAAAGTTTATTAATAATAATTTATATGATAGAAAAACAAGAGGTAAAAATAAGACAAAATATATTCGCTTTTAATTTAGCGGAAGATATTACTAAAGATAGTCCGTCACTTAAGATGGTGCGTATTTTGGCTCGTAAATATACTAATAAAGTTGATATGATAAAAGATGCGCTATATAAGAATTTGGTGCAAACTGGTGTCATTTTGGACGTTAGAGCGGAACATAACCTCATACCTACAACTGGTAGGAACGTTTTAGTGCGATTATTGACAGGTGATGCTACTTATAGTGGCGAGGTGAATTATGGAGCATTAGGAGATGCGGCTGCTCCGGCATTTACAAACTCAGATACACAACTTACAAATGAAGTGTATAGAGATTTAATTGATAGTTCTAGTTTTGTAGATAACATTGCTTACATCGATTGGTTTATAGAGTTTGGTGATGTGGCCGATGCTACATATCCTGAGTTTGGATTTTTTATAGATGGTGGTGCTGGTGCTAATACTGGACAGGCATGGTCATTACTTAAAACAGGTGGTTGGGTAAAAAGTGGTAGCCTGTTTGTGTCAGGGCAGTATACGATAACATAACCCCTATCGACAGCCTATTCTTTTAGATATACAATATAGATATAATTATTAAAATATCTATATGATAAAACAATGTGAATGGTGTAAAAAAGAGTTTAGCATTAGACCAGCTATAATAAAAAGAGGTCAGGGCA